ATGAACGAACCTTCCAGAATACCGGCTTCCAATTCGCTTTGGGTATAATCAGTATCAATCTGATATTCCCCGTCATAGTCCATATTGGTTGCGGACTTATTCACGGCGGTTCCCGCAATCACGCCGGTTGCCCACGGGATCAGGGCGGGATCATCGGTTTCACCAACAATGGTGTTCTTCACACTCACGGTACCTTCATAGTCGGCCAGCTTGCGGAAGCATACCACCTGAAACTTCTTGCCCACATCATCCCGCATCCGCTTACAGAAGGCAGAAAACAGTTCAGCAATGGTGGATTTGTTGGTGGGGCAACCCATAGCGTTGAAGGTATAGGCTTCCATCTTATCCAGATAGGTTTGATAAGCCGCATCCTCCACACTCCCATTGGTGCCGCTGGTAAGGGGGGTGGAAGCAGTCACAGCAAGGCTTCCTTCTGTTTTGAAGTCCACATAATCATTGGGCTTCAGGTCAGTCATTTTAGAAATGGCCTTCTGCTGATCCACTTGGACAGTGCCAAGGAAAGTGGAAACATCATACAGTTTGCTTTCCGGCTGACTGTTTTCATTTTCCTCAATGACAATACGAAGGTCATTCCCACGGGTGCCGGGGTATTTGGCCGTTGCATAAGTGCAAGCGGCCTTTGCGCCGCTGGAATTCAGGCGGAAGAAGTGAACCGTTTGGGCGTGTTTGAAAATCTCACGCATGGGCTTCAGTTCGTCCGCCGTGTACGCATAGCCGAAAATCTTTTGGGAATTCTTCTGGAACTCCCCAAGTTCAACGGTGATAACCTCACCTTCAGGCCCCCAATTCATTTCAAGGGGGATGGTCGCAATACCACGATCAGAGAGGGTGGCGCTTGCATTCGCAACCGAAATGAAGTTGATATATGCACCGGGCAGAATCTTGTTCTGCGTCAAAAAAGTGCCGCCGCCAAGGGCCATATCAATTCACCTTGCCTTTCTTGAAAAAGTTTTGAAGCAAGCTGTCCACCTGCTCCATCGTGTATTCCTTTCCATCTTCCAGCAAAACGGACAGAAGATCACGCCGCTTGGCGTATCGCTGGAAGGTCAGGATATTTCTTTTGGTGAAAACCGGGACATTGGAAACAGGCGGGGCCGCTTCCGCTGTCTTGGGCTTTCTGGTTTTGGTCGTAGGCATTTTTAATCCCCTCCAATGGTTCCAACCTCGGTTTCCAAGGTTTCCATATAGGTTTCTTCAGCGGGGCGGATCATGGGCAAGTTATAGTTCACAAAGAAATGAAGTACATTGTCCACAATCTCATAATTCACGCTGGTTCCATGAAGAAGATCACCGCTGGGAAGCGTGATGAAGTCCAAGGCTTCCATCATCGTTTCCGCAACGGTGAACATCTCCGCATTATTGCGGGGGTTGGTCGGAAAATACTGAATGTCAAATGGGTTCCTCTTGATAAAGCGCCGCCCAAGCATGGGCGTGATTTCCGGTTGTAAAACGGCAATCAAAAAACAGGGTTCTTTCAAACCCTGTTCCACATCATTCTGATAGATTTCATACCCATCCCCAAAGGCGGCGTTCAGTGCCATTGAAATTCCTTTGATAATCTCATTAAGCATCGAAACACCCCTTCAGGAACAAATACAACTTCTTTTCCAGAATTTTAGGCGCTTGCTGTTCCAGTTCTTGTGTGGAAATGGTCAGCATATAGCGCCCCTTTACCCAATTTTTCTTCAGCACCATCCCGCCTTCCGCATCGGGATCATAAACAAAGCGGTCACTTTCCCAATAACCGGGGATGAACCGCCCCGGCTGTTGCCGGTGGCCGTATTCAACATAGGACGCATACTGAAGGTTATTCAGCACAACAACTGTGTAATGGGTTCCCCTGTGGCCCACAGGCATTACCGCCCACGCATCCCGCAAGGTGCCATATACAACAGGTGTCCGCTTCACAACCTTATTCAGCAAGCGCCCCGCCAACTCTTGGGCGGCTTGGCGGCAAAACCTGTCCAAATCCGCCCCCATCAGCTTTTCCATGTTCTTATTCAGCCGTTCCAGTTGCTTGAAATCGCATTTGCCCCATTTAGCCATCAGGCATACCCCTTCCACGGCTCCAACTGGATTTCTTGATGGTTGGTGAAAACCCCGGCTTCACCGCTTTTAGAATAGGTGAACTTCCGTTCAAGATTGTTGAACCGTGTCACAACGATTTTACAGCCAGCGGGGATTTCCACATCAGGGGACAAGAACAGCTTCACAGTTTGGGCAACAGCGGCCACGGGATCACCGGAACTTGAAGTTAAGGTTTCAAAGGACAATTTACAGGGCTGATCCTGAAGAAGCGGCTTTTCTTCAAAGTCAGTCAGGTGTGTGGTTGGATCGGTGACTTTCTCTTTTACGAAAATAGAACACCGATCCTTCCACAACCGTTCAAGGGCTTTTCTGTGGGCGTTTACCATACAAACTTCCTGAATCGGTAAAGTTCACGGCTCCGCCCATTGGTCAGGTAGTCAATCAGACTGTTCAACCGCTGTTCAGGGGTCAAATTCCCATCCCCAATGGCAAAAACCGTGTTGGTATCGCCTTCCTGAATTTGCTTGATTGCCGCTTCAAGGTCAAACCCTTCCAACTGCCCGGAAACCTTCTTCATGTTCAGGTATTCGCCAACCGCCATATAGACGGCCACACTCACCAACCCTTCAGGCATATCCTTTCGGTTGGTTTTGTTTTGAACCCTGTATTGAACATTGCTGATCACAATATCCAACAGGGGATCTTCAGCGGCCCCCGTTACGCCAAGGGCCGTAAGCATTGCAATAACCTGTTCACGCAACGGGAATCACCGCCATTCCATCAGCCCAAAGACTGAATCCGGGCAATGGGAATGGCCTTGTGGTTGATATAGGTGCGCTGGGAAGCAGTGCTTTCCCCGCTGTGAACCAGCGTCCAGTTCTGCCCATTCTCCAAGTCCGTGTCCGTGGGGGACAGCTTGGTCTGACTTTTCTTCTCATAGCTGATACCATAGGGGCTGAACACCTTGCGCTGACGCATATACAGGGTATCAACACCGCCGTTGGTCTTGGGGTCACGGGCCATTTCATAAGGAACCTTGGCCCCAATATCTTCATAGGAGATAGCACCGTTGCCCATGATGAAGGTGGTGTACTGCGTAGCGGGAACCACATACATATCAGCGGCAAGGGTACGGGTGCCAAAGTAGGGGGTTGCCTTGGCAAGATCAATTTCAGAAGCACCGGAAGCACCGGAAGCCTTGATCACCAAAGCGCCGGGGGTGTCCGCTTCAGCATCGGCATAGCCGGTCACGGCGGGAAGATCATCGTCCACAACCACAGTGCGGCCATTCCAAGTGGCAAGGGTCAAATCCTTCTGAATGCCGTCCCCGTCCGTCTGTTTCATGAACTCCAACAGCTTCATGTTTTCAAGGTTGGTGGCAACATCACTGTGCATGAACACCAAAGAAAACTTCTGCTTATTGGCTCCACAAGCCTTGTTCACGGCGCTGTTCAGGGTGGTGGCGCTCATAGGGGCATAAATCGTGGTGCTGTGCTTCTCCACAAACTCCTTGTTCTTGGCATCGGTGGTGGGCATGGCAAAAACACCCTTCAGGATGGAAAGAAGGGTTTTCTGATCCAAGGTATCCTTGTACTCCGCAACCTGTGCGGACACATTGCCCATGAAGTCCACGCCGCCCGTAATGTCATAGCTGAAGTCCTTTTCAGTCCATGCCTTGGCACGGCCAACAACCACCATGCCCTGTTCAAAGGTCTTGGTGGAAGTGGCGGTAATGTCGGTTTCACCGTCATAGTTCACCGCATCCCCATCCAGAAGGCCACGCATGGCAAGACGGGCATAGCCGGTGCCATTCTGACTGGTGAACACCGCCCGAATATCAGGGTTCCCGGCCAGCGCACGGGACTTCTTCAGGGCGTTCAGGGTCAGGTTAGGCACACGGCCAACCATGTACTTAAACGCTTCAGGGTTGAAAGACTTTGCATCAAACTTGCTGTTAGCCATCGTTCAAACTTCCTTTCTGTGTAGTCAAATTGTGTGGGTTACTCCAAAACCGCATCCGGGTTTTCCTCCATGTACTTGCACAGTTCGTCATAGGACATTTTGGAAAGGTCATCCCCGGTGGGCTGATTGTGGGGATCACTCTTTTCAGCGGCTTTGGCTCCCTTAAACTTGGCCTTGCCGCTGGTGTCGAACAGAAAAGCCGTGTCCTCACCCTTGGTCAGCTTGCCAATTTCATCATCCAGCCCTTTCACCGTGCCATCATCGGCCAGTTCCGCCTTCTCCAAGAATGCGGCCAACAGCGCCTTTACAGCGGTGTTGTTTTTGGCCTTGGCATTGGTCAGGGCCACATCAACGGCATTGCTGATCTTCAGGGCCTTGATTTCATTGGCGTGATCCTTGTCCTTCTGCTTGTTCGCTTCCTGAAGGGCGGTGATCTGGTTCTGAAGTTCCGTGTTATCACCAGCGGATTTCTTCAGGGTTTCAATCTGCCCATCCCGTTCAGAAACTTGGGCTTTCAGGGTCTTGTTTTCCTCGTTCACCTCATTGAACCGGCTCTTGGTTACAAAGGAACCATTCAGCCCTTCCATAACCTTGTTGGCCTGTTCCTCGGTCAAGCCCCACTCCATCAGCTTTTCTTTCGTCATAGTGTGATACCTCCATCATAAAATCCTTTTTTACCGTGGGTCAGGAACCACGATTTCCCCCGGCTCTGTTTTCCGCCCACAACCGGGAAACGGCGAATAGGTATGAAAAAACCACCACCGGCCCGAAGGCCGGGGTGGTTCAATCAACAATATTGTGGATCAGTCCCAATGCTGATCCGGGCTGAAGTTTTCAAGAACAGAATAATAATTGGGGATTTGGTCAGGCGGTTTCCCATCCTTCAAAGCAGTAAGAACTTCAATTTTTTCATCAAGAAGTTCTTCACTGTCCGCATCAAAGAAGCGGTCAACCAGAACATCAGAAACTTCAGCCAACAGCGCATGAACCTTCATCAGCTTTTCTTCCCGTGTCATATTAACCACCCGCTTTCTTTAACATATCCTGAATAACTTCTTCCAAGGCTTCTACCAACTCCGGTTTATCCTTACGAAGCATTTCTATCAGGTCAGGACGGACAACCGACAAAGCGCCATAATTGGCAAGGGTTTCTTCCGCTCGTTTCCCAATATCCCGGTAATATTTGGAACCGTGACCATATCGCACAAGGCCAGCATCACGGGCCGAACCACCGGAAAGGGCATCGTAAATATCTTCAAGGGAACTGATACCGCCGCCCATAGCGTTTCGGCATTGATAATCAATTTGTTCACTTGCTTCACGCTTTAGCTTATTGAAGGCTTTTTTGTAGTCGGAATAAGAAATGGTTCTTGCATAGTATTGATCCGTCAAGGTGGAAGTGGCGGTTCTCAATTCAGCATTGATTTCCGCCGTAATACGCTTGCATTCCTTATCGAAGGCTTCAAAAAGGGAATCAATATCATCCGCAATATCAGTGTTGGTTTTCTGGAAAAAGGAACTTAACTTGGCATGGCTGGAACTGAACCAACCTGAATACTTTGCCGGGTCTGACCGGTTGAACATATCCATCAGGTGCATTTCCTCATGCAAGGTCGTAACCACTTGGCCGGTAAGATCATCCCCTGCCAGCTTGGGAATAATCAATTCAACATCCGCAAGCTGATCATTCCGGGTATAATAGCGATAATTAACCGCATAGCCTTTCCCGTGGGAAACCTTCATGGGAATACCGTTGGCCCTGATGTTTTCCATAGCCCCCATTTTGGAATAAAGGGCAACCACATCAGGATCAGCGTTTTCACACGCATTCACATAATCAATCAGGGCTTGGGTGTTCTTCCGTTCCTTCTTGTCAGTCAGGTATTCAGGGAACATTTCAGCCTTCAGCGGCTCCAATTCCCTTTTCGCCTTCATTATAGCGCCCACGGTGGCAACCGTCAAACCATCCTTCACACCATCCACAAAAGCCTTCTTCCAATCGGTATATTTCATGTTGGCCGGGACATAGTACACCTTTCCATCAGCGGTGCGGGCGGCTCTTTCGCCGTCCATATCGTCATAATGGGGGCAAGTGGTTCCCCGGCAATTTGGGTGGAAGGGCGGAACAGTCACCCCCGGCTCATATTGGGCCAGCGGGATCACCGTTCCATCAAGGGGCTGACATACCGCACAGGTGCGGGAATCCAGCGTTTCCACAATTTCAATCTGATCCACACCCAAATCTTTATACATCTGGATTTTGGAAACAGCGTTGAAATAGGTGGTTTCCGTATGCACCAGCCGCCTTGCCTTATAACGGGCTGTTCCGAACTTCTTTTGAATGGCGGTGATAGTCTTGGCCGGTGGATCACCCCGCAACATACCTTGAAGCAGTTCTTTGTTTACGGTGTCCACCAAATCAGCCTTGTTCACCCAACAGCGATCCCGAAAAGTCCGTCCGTCCGTTGTCCACGGTTTTGAAAGTAAGGTTTCAAGTTTCTTCTGGTTCAAAGCGGTGAAATCCCATCCAAGGCCAATGCCCTTTTGGATTTCAAAGGCCCCGTGGGTGTACCCATTGGAAACCAGCTTCTTCAGAAGATCATCCACCCCATCAACCTGATTGCCATACAGAAGTTCAATCTGCTGTTGAATTTGCAGTTGGATTGCTTCAAGGCGGCTGACATGGAAACGGGTTGAAGCGTTTTCCAACTTCTTAATCCATTCCGGGGAAAGGTTGGCTTGCTGTGCGGCTTTCACATACTGTTCCGCCGTCCACTTGAATTCTTCAAGCTGTCCGGTGGTCAGCATTTTCCGGGCTTCCGCCAAAGTCACATTGTTATTGGTTGCAAATCGCTGATACCAGCTTTCAATATCCCGCTGAACAGTGTGTTCAGTTTCCCGGTAAATATCTTCAAGTGTCTGAAGGTATTCATCCGCTTGTTTGTGGGCCGAATTTTCAAGAATGGCGAACCGGCCCCGCCAATAGTCAGCATTTTTCACGGGGTCACGCTCCCTTCTTGAATGATCAGGCACTATAACCACTCCGCAACTCATGCCCGTGCTAAAACCCATAACAACTATTTAGCGTTCCCAGATGGTGCCGGGTATGGGACTTGAACCCATACGCCAAAGGCGGCGGATTTTGAATCCGCTGTGTCTGCCATTCCACCAACCCGGCAAGTGGTAGCGTGTACGGGGGTCGAACCCGTGTTCCCGGCTTGAAGGGCCGGTGTCTTAACCGCTTGACTAACACGCCATAGAAAGTGCCGGGGAAAGGAATTGCACCTTTGACCGGGTAAGGAGGTGAACCCCGGCCCCGCCCCATTATTGCCCCGGCATATAGGGAAGGCGGGGATTATTCGTCCCCGCCTTCATCACCATCAGGATCTTCTTTCTGAACATTCCCAAAAGCGCCGGTGTAATCCTGCGCCTGTTCCATTGCTTCTTCCTTTTCCTTCCTGATCCGCTCCAACTCCAATTCCACATCCGTTGTCCACGGGTGCTGGGCCACAATGGTTTCATTGGACAGAATACCAACGGACTTCCCACAGTTTTCAATGGCTTCACTTTCATTCACCGGCATATCCCGGTTGAAAACAATGGTAGTTTCTTCTTCCTCGAAGTCACCCCGGCCAGTGTTGGCAAAATCCTGATTGATAAACCACAGAAGATCATCAAAGGCCGCTTGGAACTCGGTTTCCATCCCGTTTGCGTCAAGGTCAATGTCAGAATACATGGATTGAATGTTCATCTGATTGGGGTTGTTACCCATGCGATCATCCTTGGCATTATAGCCACGGGCGTTTTCAATCAGTTTATCCTTGAACAGTTTCAGAATGGAATTGAAGTTTTCAGCGTTAATTTCAACGGTCAGGGTTTCCACCCCGCCATCATCCCGAACTTTCACGGCTCCGAAGGTTGCAAGGTTGCGGCGGAACTCCCCAAGGTTTTCACCATCATAGTTCTTCAGGATCAGAATGGTGTTCCGTGCGTCCTCTTGCATATTGTTTTCAAAGTCGGAAATCATAGTGTTGATACCGTCCTGAAGGGTTTTCACACGGCGAATCAGGGGGATTTCCTGCTTATTGTACTTGAACGGGATCAGGGGAATCCGCTCCCAATTCAGTTCAACCGTTTCTTCCCCATCGTCAACACTGAAATAGTTTTCATGTTCCCCCAACTGTTCATCCGGGGTCAGGGTGGTTCCATCATACACATAGCGGTAAAGGCCATCTGATTTGAAGATTTCCACCCGCTCCACAATTTCCTTGGTGTAGCCGCTCCAAACCTCTTGCGGGTAAAGGCGGACAGCACAATCAAGGATGGTATGATCATCGTCAGCCCAAAACGGAAGAATTTCATGGGCCGGGAAGTGCTTGAAGGCAAGTTTGCCATCATCCCCATAGTAGGGGTACAACCAGCCGATCCCGCCTTTCAGGGCATCTTCACACACATACTTCAGAAGCCGCTTGAACCGCTTATCAAAAACCTTGTTCAGAAATTCGGAGTAGGTCTTGTTTCTACAAGTCAGGGAAAAGGGCTTGCCCACAAGATAGTTGGTTTTCTGATCCACCATCAAAGCAAACTGGTTATCCACCAGCCGATTGTTGGGAAGGTTGTCAACTTCCTGAAGTTTGCCATCCTCGCCAATGATTGTGCGCTTGCGGGTCAGAATGTCATGGAAACCTTCATAGTAGGCATCCCCGGTAATCTGTTCTTTCCGCTTGCGGCTCCGCTTCCATTCATCAATTTCAGCGGCGAAAAACTGAAGTTCAGTCATGCCGGTATTGCCGCCCATCAGGATCAGGCGATTGATCCGGGCCGTTTCAGTATCAGTAAACAAAGGCATATTCAATCACCATCCTTTCTCTCTTGGGGGGGGGGCTGAAATCCAATGGGGCGCTGTCTGGTTTTCTCCAAGGTCAGCGTTTGGTTTGAAAGTTCCACTTCAATCTTCAAAGACTGGTAGGGAAGCCGATCCGCCCACTGTTCAATTTTCTTCAAAATGTGCTGTTGTTCAAACATGGGCGGTTCCTTTCTATTGGGCAATGAACACCGAACACCAGAAACCGTGTGTTTCCGAGGATGTTTGTTACTATCCTGTTATTAGTCGAAGCTGAAGGCGGGGCCAACCAGCATATCTTCCAGCGCATAACGCATAGCGTCCATCAGGTGGTTGAAATCATCAATGGGGGTATTGATCTTGGCCCCAAACTTATCTTCAGCCCAAGTGTAATTTGAAATTTCAGTAATGAAGTTCACACACCGGGGATGAATGATGATGGTGTAATCCTGAATGTACTGAATGCCATTGTTCACGCTGTCCTTGCCCTTCCGGGCGGCTCTGATACGCTGAAGGCCAGCTTCCCGCAATTCGTCAATGCTCTTGGGTTCTGCACAATCGGCCTTAATCCGTTCCTTGGCATAGCCCATCACTGTGACTTGTTCGCAAATGGCCCGGTTGGTCAGGGCCTTTTTATACAGTTCATCGAAAACCCAAATGGTTTTTTCTGCTGTACTCACCAGCCCACAGAAAAGCGCCGTGGGGTCATTGGTATAGCCAAAATCAAGGCCGAAGGCAGATTTCACGCCATCCTTGGCGCTGATTTCAGCCGGGTTGAACAGTTCTTCCCGCCAGTTCTCATAAATCAGGCCATCCACAATGCCCCAACCACCAAGGCCAGCCACTTTATAGCGCCGGGGGTTGGTTTCCTTCATGGTCTGAAAAACCTTCAGGTCAGCTTCATCCAGCCATTCATTACACAGGTAATTGGTGGTGGTGGCGTAAATCTGCCCATCCGGGGAAGTCCAGCTATCATGGAAACGGTATGTGGGGTTCCCTTGGGCATCCTTGCCGGTAATCTCTCCAAAGAACCGCTTTCTGATCCAGTGTTTTTCATTCCACGGGTTGAAGGTTAGGGTAATTTGCTTGAACAGGCCGGTTTCTTCCGGGATAGCGCCACGGATACTTTCATCAAGCATATTGAAATCATCTTCATTGGTGATTTCATAGGCTTCTTCAATCCAGCACCAGCACAAATACCCAATTTCAACCGTAATGGAAGTAACCTTCAGGGGATCATCAAGGCCCCGGAAGTAAATCTTCTGACCGGTGGGAACATAGGTCATTTCAAGGGGGCTTTCCTTGATTTCCCAATAAGCCTGAACCCCAAGCCGGTTGATTGCCCACTTCAATTCTGTGAAACAGCTATCCTTTAAGGTTCTGAATACTTTGCGAACCACAAGGGTATTAGCTTCCGGGTATTGCATCATCCGCTTGATGATGTTCAGGGCCGTGGTTTTGGATTTCTTGCTTGCACGGCTCCCCTTACAAACCCGGTAGCGGCCTTTGAAGTTCCAAAAGGTCTTGTACCCTTTGCCCACCACTTCAGGAAGGCGGATCACCTTGGCCTTGGGGTTAATCTTCAAGTTGATCATCCCCCATGATAACCACGGGAACATTCCCTTCCATTTTCAGTTTGTCGGTAAACATTCCAAGATGTTTGCCCAACAATTCAAGGGCCTTCAACTTGTCGTAGGTCTTAACCTCTCGTTCAGTGATATTCCCATCTTCACCGGGAATCACCTTCACTTTGACAGAAGCAATACAGGCGGTATCATCCCGGTTGGCTTCACCTTTGATGGTGGCTTCATCCATGTCAATTACATCAATGGGGTTCAGAAACGCCAATTTTGCGATTTCCTGAATCACCCGATCTTGATTGATACCGGTTCGGCGGCTCCGCTCTGCAATAGCCTTGTCAATAGCATTTTTAATCACAGGTTTTGACAGGTTTTCAGAACCCATCTGTTGTGCGGTATCAGGTGAATACCCGGCCCGAATTGCCGCTTGCGTTGCATTCAGGTCAATCAGATATTCTTCAACAAACCGCTTTTGCTTCTTGGTCAAGGTATTCACCCCCTTTGAAATCAAAAGAAAAGCGCCGAAGGTTCCCCCTCGGACGCTTTTTCACTTTATATGATAGCCGAAAAAACACTAAACTTTCAACAGGTGAAACTAAACTTTACTCGGTTCTTTCAAGAAATCGGCATTTTCCTTGGCAAAAGCAAGTAAAGCCTTCCCGTGAATTTCAAAAAGCCATTGGGTGGTGTACTCAAATTCAGCGGCTAAATCTTCCCACTTTTTCAGTTGGATATACCGGCCTACAAGAACATTTTGCTGGTCAAGGTCAGGAACTTTGCTGATCATGCTGAAGGCTTCCTTCTTCATGGTCACAAGTTCATCAATCCGGGTGTTAATATCATCTTCAAGGGACATGATTTTTGCAATGGTTTCCCCTAAAGTGTCTTTTGGCCCGGAAGTCTGAACCTTGTCAGGCTTCAGTTCATAGCTTTGACTGGTCAACCCGGATCGAAGGGTATTCACTGTATCTGTCAACCGCTGGATCAGTCGGTCAGTTTTTCGGATTTGGGCAAAATATTCTTTAGCCCGCTGGGAAAGTTCCTTATCAGTCACTATGTAGCACACATCCTTTCACACATCTGTTCTACACATTGAAAACTCCTGAAATATCAAGGCTTTTCAATGTGTAGAACAGATAGAACACATCTTTGGACAGTTCTCTTATATTACTTATCTTATATATTTTTTTTACTTTTTAAGTTTAAGT